CTAAATCAAATCGCGCTCCACTAGCCGGCGGTAATGCTCGCCGAGCACGGTCAATTTGCAGCCTTTGCTCTCCATTGCGGCGAAATACATATGTTGCGCATCAACCGGAATGACGAGATTTACTCGATTGAATTGTTGAAGAATTTTGAAGACTGCCATGTTGGCAGGGTCAGGAGTGGGTGCTCCAGCGGGGCGGGTCGGATCGGGTTCGAACGACGGGTCTAATGGAAATACATGCCCGGGAGTAGGGAAAAATTCTGTCAGCCGATGAAGGTCTCCAAGAGAAACAGGTGCGACAACCTGTCTTAGGGAAACGAAGCTCGTAACGTTCGTTTTGAAGACCGGTCGCTGGTCCCATGGACCTAGCGACTGGTCGATATGGGCGTAAACGCTGCCAGGTGTCACGTTTCCGAGTAGATTGCCCGCAGCGCCGTTCAGGGCATCGACGAGAAGGGTGGTAAATACGCCTGACCCGTTGACCTCCGAGGCATATTGGTGTTCCGTCGATGCCGTAAGGATGGTGAGACCATCACTCAATTCGGCTTGTGCAGCTGCAGTGCTATTGCCAGCTACGCCTGAATGGCAACTATCGAGAATAATTATTTTATTTCGTGCTTTGGATTTATTGGCCAATGTCACGATTTCATTCAACGCCAAGCCATCATGCCCATTCTTGCAATCACTTCCGCAAAGATAGCCTCCCGTGGCTTCAATGTGACCGTGACCGGCGAAATAAAACAGAGCAATATCGCTGTCATCTTTGAAAAGCGACTCGGCTGCATTGCGAATGTCGGCCCGTGAAACTGGGTCGCTCGCGCCAGTTGCTGTGAGAAGCTTAACGCCAAAATTCACCGTGCCATCCATATTGCGTTCTAGCGCGCTCTTCACGTTGTAGGCATCGTTAACGCAGCCGTGAAGGCCAGGGATTTGCTCGTAATGGTCAATGCCAATTACAACCGCTTTTCTCATGATATGGCCTAGAGCGAGTCAATAAAACCGGAAATCGCATCCCACGTCCAATTCACGGTTTGAACGCCCTGAAGTGCGGTGCGATCATCCCTGTAAGCCCAGATCGCAAGGATTTTCTTGCCTTCCGCTTTCGCGCACTCGATTTCCCATTTCTGCCCCGTCGACATCAGAGAGTTCTTGCTCACAAGAACGATGACACCGTGAGAGCGCCGGATTCGAGTCCTAACTTTTTCCTTCCAGTCAGTTTCGTAAGCTTCCTTCACTGACATGTCGACGTATTCAAAGGGGGAGTTTGTGTGTAGCGATTGACCTTTCAAGAAGTCGCGCTGACGCTCATCCTCAATGGGGAAAGCCACAAAAATCACTTTTTTGTCAGTCATACCTGTTCCATCCTCAGTTGCGAATTGTTGCAGTCTAGCGAGGATAGGCTTCCGTTGATACCATGGATCAACCCTAGTAAGGATACGTTTAGTTGCAGGGTAGACTGCAGAGTACGGAGGACGTATGAAGGTTTTTCTTAGTTGGTCGGGGGAGCGCAGCCATGCGGTTGCTCTAGTTGTCTACGAGTGGTTGATGGCGGTGATACAAGCCACTCGCCCCTGGCTATCGTCCGAAGATATCCAGCGTGGCGCGCAATGGTTTGGCGACACGAGCACACAATTGCAAGAGTCGACAGTGGGAATTTTCTGTCTTACACAAAAAAATAAAAATGCACCCTGGATATTGTTTGAGGCGGGGGCAATTGCTAAAGGCGTTCATACAAATAGGATTTGCACGTTATTAATCGACTTGCAATCGACAGATGTACTCGGGCCTCTATCGCAATTTAATCACACGTTACCAAATCACGTGGATATGTGGAAGCTCGCCATAACCATAAATTCTGCGTTGGGTGATATGAGGCTGACTGATTCGCAATTGAAGAAGTCGTTTGATGCCCATTGGAACGCCTTTGAAGCCGATTTTGCTGCTGCAGTTGCTGAAAATCCAGAAGAAGGGCCACCGGTAGCACCGCCTGATTCTAATGAGGTACTTGCCGAAATCCTGGCAAGTGTCCGGGGCCTAAGTTCGAGAATTCAGCATCTAGAGAGTTCCGCTATTATTGTGGAGGGTAAGACGGAGCGTGAGATTGCTGCTATTAACTATCCTAAAATGAGTAGGTTTTTGGCCGCCAGTTTGCAAAAAAATATAGCGGCGCGCGAAGCGGATACCCACGCTTTGATTGATCGAGTTATGGAGTCAATAGAAAAGAACACTCTTAAGACCCGAGGAAGCGCAAACGACGATGGAGGCAGGGATGCAGAGCCGGTGGCATGATGCATTTTGTCTAGATTAAAGTGATTCTCGGCGCACCTCTCGGCTACGTTCATACACTGAGGCAGTGGTTTTTGGGTCACTGTGTAGTTCTGGCAACTTACCAAACTGAAGTTTGAAATAGGTTGTGTAATGGCCGCGAAGGTCATGAAATGTAAAGCGCTCCACAATAACTTTTGCGTCGAGCGCTTTTTGCATAAGGCGTGCCCACATCGTCTTAAAACCACGGTCCGAATATGCATTGCCGGTGCGAGGCGCACGAAATACCGCGCCCATTGGTGAATAACCATCGACGGCTTTCATCCGGTCGAGCACCTCCTGTAGCGCCGAACTCACGCTGACCAGTTCGCGCTTCGATTTTTTGCCGCGCTGCTTGGCCCGCTGTAGCTGCACTACCTCTTCATCGACTTGGGGCCAATGCAGCTTCAGGAACTCGGCGCGGCGGTTTCCGGTGAGGGCGGCGAACTGAGCCATGCTGACCAGCACGATAGCGCTGGGCCCCTGACGTAGCGCCCACGCAACGAACGGGTCAAATTCTTTCTTTTCCACCAGCCGGTCGCGCGCTTCCTCGGGGTTGCGGCGCACTTCCTTGCATGGATTGCGATCGATGTCGCCCAGCTCTACGGCCAGGTTGAACAGGTTCGAAAGTAGGGCCACCTCGCGGTTCGCCACCACTGGTGCGCTAGTTCGGTGCACGCGAAGATAGTGCGCGATGTCCTTCGGTTTGATCGCGGCCACCACGCCGCGCGCGAACACCTTCTCCAACTCCTTCCAGTTGTCGCGGTACTGGTCCTTGGTGCTGTCGGCCAGGCGCTTGAACTCCGGACGCTCCTGATACAGGCGCCATAGGCGAGAGAACTGCCCCTCGTCGCCAGCGCGGCTAGTGAGGTCGAGTACCTTGCGAATGGCCTGGCCCTTGTCCTGGCCGAGGTTGATCGGCTTGCTGTCCAAGGGGTGATAGCGGTAGGTGAATGTCCCGTCCTTGCGCGGACGGGCCTCCATGCGGGGCAGCAGGCCCATTTGTGACTGACGGTCCCTCTGTCTCATGCTTTCTTGTTCCAGTTCAATCCGTTCGCGGCGTCGCCGCCGGGTTCTTTCTCTGCAGGCCCGCCGAGCGCGCGCTTCATGGCATCGCGGCCGACAAGCAGCGTGCCGTCGATGCGACGGGTGTAGGGCACCTGCAGCTTGTCCAGCGCCCGGGCTTGGGCGGCTGGGCGCTGCCGGTGCGTGATTTGCTGAATCTCGCTGTCCGAAAGGGTGAGGGCCTCAACCATGTTCCTCCCTCCTGTGCAGGGCATAGCGCGCATCGAGCGCCTTGCCTCCATCCCGCCATGACAGCGCCATCGCCGCGCAGCAGGTGCGACACCAGCGGTAGGACCGCATGGCATCGTCATAGATCGCGTCCTGGCGGCGCTGCTGGGTGCCCGGTTGGATGGTCTCCGGGCAGATGTGACATTCAGCCGTAATGCGCGCGGTGCAGATCCTGTCGCGCAGCACCCGGTCTCCCGTGCTGCCGAAGTCCATATCGAATGGGTTGAGCTTCAGGCAGTCTGCCGCCTGCTTAGCCGTCAGGCGGTCGTCTCGCCGGGCCGCGTGCTCGGCGGCGAACTCGGGGTGTTCCGCGCGCCAGGCAGCCCAGCTTTCGTCGGTGAGCTTGTGCTCGATCCACGCCGGCACATCAGCGGTGGGCGAGAAGGGCATGCGCACTCGCGGTGAGCAACGGCAGCAGAGCTGCGGCAGGCGCTCGTGGGCCTTCAGGTGGGCAGCGCAGAAATACAGGCCGCAGCCGCGGTCGCCGCCGTAGGGTTCCCCACCGCAGACATAGGCGAGGCCGCGGTGAATCTCCGCGCCGCAACCTGGCTGGTCGCAGATCGCCGGCACGCCGTAGCCGGTGTCCCGGTGCCAGTTGGTGTCGTAACCGATTTCCCAGCCCATCAGTGCACTCCCTGGCCCGGCTGGGGCATGGTGTCCGCCGAAGCCGCGACGGCGCGCGTTGCGGCCTCGAGCACGAGCTGCGCCTGATGGTTGCCTAGCTCGGCGCAGATCGCCCCACCCATGGCCGACAGGAAGCCGATGAAGGCTCGGGCGAGGGCGTTCTCGCTCGGGCTGTCGGCGAAAGCGCGCAACACCATTGGGGCGAAGATGTTCCACGTCTCTGCACCGCGGGTCATCTCTTGGCGTGCAACTTCGGCCCCGCCCGGTTCGATCCATGCTGCGATGCTCTGAGCGGAGTTCGGCATGCTGCTCTTGTGAGCCGGTGCGGCGGCCAACATCGCGCGGTATGCCGGTGCCATCGTCGCCAGCGAGGCCGCGAGCATATCGGCGGTCATTCCCTGCGCCCCGTCCATGCTCATCAGCACCAGCGGGGCGGCTTGTCGCGCGAGGGCAACATCCGCGGCGCTCGCAGTTGGCCACACGGCCAGCGCGGCGCCGGCGATGATTTCAGGCGTCGGCTCGAGCGGCACGACGGTGTGCGTCGTCGGATCGATGGTCACCGTGAGTGTCTTGGTCATTGGGAGCCTTTCGGTGCGCCGAACGTCCTGCAGCCGGTGGGCTTAGCTGCGGCGGTGTAGATCACGCCGGCCAAGGGGTGAGACGCGCTCGGCATTGGCTCGGTGTAGGGGGCCTCTGTGTGCCCGGGCGCGGTGGTTGCCATCCCTTTGGGAATCGCGCGAGCGAGGTGTTTCGCATGCACTGCATTCCCTTTCCAGTAGGCCGCCATCGGCGGCTTGTGCTTGCGCCAAGCCTCGTTGCCTTTGGCGCGGCATGCCTCGCTTACCGCCAGCAGCGCACGTCGGAGCGCGACACGGGCCTCGGGCGGCAGCGTCGCGAGGTCTTGCACCTCAGGAAGCGCCAGCATCCAGTTCCGCACCGTCGCGAGGTTGCAGCGCGGCGCAGGCGCGACCACGCCAGGAAAGGGCTTCGCGCTGATGAACTCGGGCGCCATCATGCCGGGGCGCCCTGCTCGGCTGCAGCCTGGCGCAGAGTGAGGTGGTAGGAGGTCGCTGCGGCTTCGGCCATCTGCTGCGGCGTGCTGTTGCGCAGCATTTCCTCGTAGACATCAAGGCCGGCGGCGATAGCGTGCAGGCCGGGCCCGTCGAAGCCATAGCGTCCGTGGCGCCCTCGAATGCCATCGCACCGGATCAGCGCATCGCGGGCCGCCGTCATCGGCGCAACGCATACCGGGTCGATCTGCTCGGCCCGGACGAGCCCGACGTTGATGCAGGAGGCGAGACGGTCGAACATGTCGTCATCTGTCGTGCCGGCCTTGAGCTGGCTGAAGGCGTCGTGCAGCTTGAGCATGACCTCATCGGCGGTGCCCGAGTGGGTGTCCTGGCGTGCAGCGATGAGCATTGCCCAGGTCGCGGGGTTGACGTTGGAGCGGGGGAGTCGGCGTTTCATGGTGGAGCTCATTCACAAAGGCCGTAGGCCGAACTGCAGGATGTGGACTCGTCCAACTGGGCGAGAAGGTTGAATTGCTTGCCGCCGCGCGTAGTCTTCGACCACTGCACGACCTGCCAGATGCCGCCTCGCTCGCGTGCGGTGTCGTTGTCGCCGGGCGAGGGGAAAAATGTCGCGTTGCGGCGCTTGGAAACCTCGCTGACGATCTGCTCCCATTCATCGAGGCGCTCGATGTGGTCGCGGTCGCGAAGGTCCCATTGCCGGACTTCTTCCTTGCCGGAGTTGACGCATAGGCAGCCGACGCGGGTGCGGCCCTGCAGGTACAGCGGATTGGGCCGGATGCCCTTGATCCGATGCGCCTCGAACACGTCAGCAGCAGTCCAGCGCAGGATTGGCCGATGGTTGAAGAGGCCGCCGCCGAGAACATCGAAGTGGGCGACGCATGACCCGGTTCCGCGAAATCGCTTGCGCCGGCTTTCGCTTTCCTCGATGCGAATGCCCTGCCAAGACCAAACCGAGCGCCCCGTCGACTCGATCATGTCGAGCGCGTGTTCGGTAAGAGGCTGAGTCTTCAGGAACTGGGTGCAGAACTGCGCCATGCGGCTCGGAAAGCGAGCTTTGATAATGCAGAGGTCGAGAAATGGGTTTCCCGTTGGTCCGCGTTCGAACACCGCGAGTGCTCTCGCAACGGTTTCCGGCGGCACGCCTTTCTCAGGCCATTTGTCGCGAACATAGTCGCGACGCGGCCACCACATATCGGTGAAGTCGCGCCGAAGTCGTGCGATAGGAATGTCGAGCGCGTGCTCGAGGTAGTCCACGTAGTCGTATGTAGCTCTGTGCTCGTTGCCTGTGTCTGCGAAGACGGCGCGCACGTTTTCGTGGCCGTGCAGCTCGAGCGCGAGAAGCAGGGTTGCGGTGCTGTCCTTGCCGCCTGACACCGAGACCAGGTGGATAGGGTTGGCGGCTTGCTGTGGCACGCAGTTCATGCTGCTGCTTTCTCTTGCCACATTTCGCGGTAGTTCGCGGCCGTCACCGCGCGCTGCAGCCCGGGTGGCACCGCGTTGCCGATCATTGCCACTTGCTGGGTCTTCGTGAACATGCGGCCGTCATGTCCACGGTCGATGACGTACTGGCGCGGGAAGCCTGTGGCGTTCGCCAGCTCGCGCGGCACCAGCATGCGTAGGCAGATGTCCACGATCACCCAAGGCTCGCCCTGTAGCCACACCGTAACCAGCGCAAGGCGGTCCTTCGTGGTGATGGTGTGCATTGGGTCGCGCACATCGCCCCATTGGCCGCCCTCGCCGTAGTAGCGGATCAGGAAAGCGGCGCAGCGCAGCGCGCCGGCTTCCGCCTCGGGCGCGAGGTGGTACTCGACAAGGCCGTGATGCTGGCCGCCGGCGCTGACCGTGCGCAGCGGTTCATCCATCGGGCGCGCGTCGCAGTTGCCTCGCAGGTGCGCGAGGTGGGCAGTCACGAGCCGCTGCTGACTGCCTGCGGTGGTCACAGTCGAAAGCGGATCGTTCGCGCTGCGCGCTGGCGTGGTGTTGTGCCCGCCGTTCGCCTGTTCAACGAACGCCGTCACGAGCGCGTGCTTCGCTGCGCCTGCCACGACGGTGCCAAGCGGCTTCGTGATGTCGAGGGCGCGCGGCGCCTGGCCGGCGCGTTCGCCGTAACCCGTCTGCACCAGCGTGCCGATGGCCATGGCTTGGCCGCCACCGCTGGCAGTGATGGTGCCTACGGGATCGCGGATGTCCTTGGCGCCGTAGCTCCAGCGCCTGGCGCCGGCCTTGCCCTCGCCGTGGCCGGCCTGAATCATGACGGGCGTCGCGAGCATGAACTCGCCGCGCTGGGCGGTGGTCACTGTGCGCAGAGGCTCTCGGATGTCGTGCACCCGCACGCTGCCCGAGTGCGTCACCGGAACTATGAAGGGGTCTGCGTTGTCCAGCACGTACCGCTTCAGGCCGTGGGCGATGCGTCGGCACGTCGCGTCAACGAGCGGCTTCTTCCGGTCGAAGATGCTTTGCGTGGGCAGCGAGAAGTCGATGCATTCGGCTGCGCTGCGCCACTTCTTCAGGCCCTTCGCTGGCTTCTGCGCGTGTGTGGCTTCCGGCCATTGGATCGGCAGGCCATCGCGACGCGCGACCATGAACAGGCGCAGGCGTGTGGTGGGCACGCCGTAGTCGGCGGCGCGCAGCAGGCGGTGCTCAATGACATAGCCCTTCGTGCGCAGCAGGGCGAGGAAGCGCTCCCAGGTCTTGCCGATGCGCTTCGGGTCCGGCACAAGGTGTTGCAAGCGGCGTGGCACGTACTCGCCCGGTCCGGCCACCGTACCGTCGAGCTTGATGACCCGGCCGGTGGCCTTGTCGCGCTTCGCGATCAACGGGCCCCATTTGCGAATCTGCTCGACGTTCTCAAGGGTGATGACATCGGGCAGCGCCTGGCCGGCCCAGCGGACCACGATCCACGACAGCGAGCGGATTTCGGTGTCGCGAGGTTGTCCGCCGAGCGCTTGGCTGAAGTGCGTGCAGTCCGGGCTCGCATGGAAGTAGCCGGTGGACTGGCCGCCGGTCAGCTCACGCGGGCACAGCTCGCGCACGTCCTTGCGGTAGTGCCGCGTCTGCGGATGGTTGATCCGGTGGCACGAAACGGCGTTCTCGTTGTGGTTGACGGCAATGTCGACGTGCCGGCCGATGGCCTGCTCGATGCCTGTGCAACTGCCGCCCGAGCCAGCGAACAGCACGATGACCAGCTTCGCCGAGAGGTTGAGGATGAACTGAGGCGTCAGCATGCGGACGCCTTCGCATTGGCTGCCATGACAGCGGCGCGCAGGGATTGGAAGCGCACGCGGAACTCGCCGCGCCAGTCGCGCCAGGTCTTCGATTCCCGTTCAGGCGAGTTCAGGTCCACCCAAGGTGCCGCGGGGATGGGTGACTCGGTGTCATCGCGCAGGACGGCCCACGGGCTGTGCGATGCGGCGTTGAAGGCTGTCAGGTCGCGTCGCTCGGTGGCAAGGGCCTCAAGGTCCACCTCGCGGATAAATGCGCGATGGTTGGAGAACACGGTGAGCAGGCCGAACTTAGCGCGCAATGCTTTTGCGTGCTCCGCCTCGAAGAGACTCCAAGCGGGGATGCCGCTCTGGGCCATGCCGTACCCGTCGATGGCAGTCTTTGCCGGGCTGCTCAGATCGGAGACGTAAGCCTCGTGCGCGTCATGCATGAGCGCGGCCATTTGCACGATGGGCGAGACGCCGATGCGCGCGGCAATGTCGGCGCACAGAAGGCTGTGCTCTGCGACGCTATACGGGCGCGAGGTCGCGCCGGTGAAGCGGTTGATGATCGCCAGGTGGTGCGCGATGTCATCAATGGTCACCGAGCGGCCATTCGCGCCCAGAGCGGATGGGCCGGATAGGTGGTATTCGATGCCGGTGCTGGTGAGCATCCAAGTCATGGGGCGGCCTTTGCGGTGGGCGCCTGGCCGAGCGCGATGAGCGCGGCGCGGTGCTGGTTGAAGATTTCCCGATAGGTCTCGCCTGCCGGGTCGTAGAAGGAATAGGGACAGGCCTCGTTCAGGCTGTCGCCGCGAGCGGCGGCAGCTTTGGCCTCGCGCTCGATGCGCTCGAGCAAAACAATGGGGAATGGCATGTGCTGGCCGCTCGCGAGTGAGGCTTACGCCTTGCCGATGAGGACCGTGTAGCCCAGCGGTGCGGGGCCTTCGACCGTCGTCACCGTCGCATTGCGCACCTGTTCGACGTAGCCCGTGAACGCGTCTTCAATGGCGTTCTCGGGGCGTTCCAGCTCGTACCAAAACTTCACGGCACCGCTGTGCAAGCGGTACTTCAGGCGCGCGGTGAGCTTGTAGCCGCCGCCGTTCTTGAACAGGCGCAGGCCGAGCGTGAAGGTCTTCGGAATCGATAGGCCGCCCTCGGCGCCGGCCGTGGCGTTGACGGTCTCCACGTAGGTGAGCTGGGTCTGCCCATCCTGCAGGCGCTTCGCGCTCGAAAAGTTAATGCCCGTCGCCGCGGCAATGGTGGTTGCGACCGTGAGCAGCTTCTCGGCGTCATCGCCGTGCAGGTCGGCCATGTTGTCTTCGATGAACTCGGCGAACTCGGTCTGCGTGAAGGTCTCGCCGTCCTTGTCGAGCCAGCGCTTCGCTTCCGGCGTGAGCACGGCCGCGAACACTGCGCGATGGTCACGCCAGCCCGGGCCCGACTTCGTGTCGTTGAAGACGGCAGTGATGGTGCGAGCTTCGGAGTCGGCGTACACGTAGCCCGATGCCTGGGCGTGCTGGTCGGCGAGGTAGGTGAGCAGGCTTTCGAGCGAGCCCAGCGCGACGGTGCCGCGCAGACGGTTCGGCGCGAACTGCGCCTGCTCGATCTTGCTGGTGAGGTCGATGTGCTGGAACTGCGGCGGTACCACGAGGTGGGTCGTGCCGGCGATGGCCTTCGGCTCGAGGCCGATGGTGGTGATGTCGCGGATGAGTTGGGCGGTAGGCGCGTTGAGGGCGTCCATGGATCAGGCTTCCTTGAGAGTTGCGGGAGGGGTGGTGGTGGAAACATCACGCAGCTGCAGCTCTTGCTGCCGCGGGTGATTGCGGGAGGTCTCACCGTCCTCGGTGAGCCAGAAGAAGTCGCTGGCCTGCTCGGGCTTGGGCAGCTCGAGCTTTCGGTCAGCGGTGATGGTCACTTTGTCGACCGATCCGCTGTTGGTGCGAGTGGCCGGGGCCACCTTCACTTTCAGCGTGAGCGAGCCGGCACGGCCGGTGGTTTGCACCGTGCGCAGCAGCTCGGCGAGGTCGGCACTCAACGCGGCATTCGTAGTGCCTTCGTTGAGCTCGACAATGAAAAGGGAAAACGCTTTCACGGGCGTGGCTCTCCTGTGGTTGATGAAAGGGCAGGGCAGTGGTGGGCGCGCGTCAGGCGGGCTGAGCGGCGGGCGCGCGGGCGGGCAGCAGCTCGCAGCTGCTGACGGTCGCGGTCGTTTCGGGCGAGCCGCGCGGGCCCAGCAGGGAGCGCGGATTGATGAGCACCAGGCGCAGCGCGTCGCCGGCCTTGAGCCCGGGGTGCGTCTTGCGCCACGCCTCCGCATTCGGTCCGAGCCAGCGCACGACGTAGCCCTCGACGCGGCCGGGCCCTTGGTTATCGATAAGGCGCATCTTCAGCACGAAATCTTTGTTGTCATCGATGTGCTCGCTGACAGCGGGGCGGCTCGGGTAGTCCTTGCCGACGAAGAAGACGCCGGTAGTGGTGGTGGTCACAGGCGTTGTCCTTTCTTCTGCTCAGCGATCACTCGCTGGAAGGTCTTGCGGATGTCGGTTTCGCAGGCGCGCTGGTACTTGAAGCGCGGGTCGAGCAAGCCGCCCACGGGGCCGGTGGGCGGGAGCGGCGCGGGGCGCCGGCGGCGGGGTTCAAGCGCGAGCTGAATCACGGCGTGCTCCATCCGTAGACCGCCATCGCTGCGACGACGACCGGCATGACGATGGGCACCGCGAGCATCGCGATGGTCTTGAACAGGCCAGGTGCGGGCTGTACGGGCGACGTTCTCATCCGAGTTGCCTCCGAACGAACGACACCTGCTCGATGGCTTGAGTGATTGCGGCGCGAATCTGGTCGCCGTAGCTCGCTGCCTCCGCACTGCGGAGTGCGTCGTACAACGATTTTTCCGAGCGCAGCAGCTGTAGGTTGATGGCCTCGGCCTGCGGGTCGAGGTGACGGGTTGCGGCAGGCGCAACCGTCATGTTGGATGCGGCGGTCATCGTGCTGCACCTGCTGACGCATTCAATGCATCGATTTGGCGGTTGAGGGATTGCGCCTGCGTGGCGAACTGCGCACGCATGGGGTGTGCAGGAGCTTCCTCCACGTGGGCGCGGACCACGCCGTCCGCGACGCCGGGCAGCGAGACCTTGCCGGCCTTCAGTGCCTTGTCCGCCAGCGGCAGGCCCATGGGCTGCCATGCGGCGATGCCGACTGCGGGGCAGCGATAGAACGCCTGGCGGCGCGTGCTGACCTTGCGAATCCAAATATCCACGCGCGCCGAGCCGGTTGGGACGAAGCCGGTGGCTGCGCCCGCGCTCGTGGCGTGGTGAGCTTTGACGCCGCGCATCGCTTAGCTCGCGTGCTCGAGGCGTTCGACGCGGGCAATGGGGTGCCCGGTCTTCGTGTGTGCGGCTTCGAGGGCAGCGCTACCGTCCTCGGCGTCGAGGTCGACGTGCGGCAGGACGCCGCAGTCGGTGGGGGCTGGCTCGTAAAAGCAGCGGTAGGGGCGCGTGGTGGGCGCGGCGGGGGCAGATCTCTTCATGTCCATCTCCGTTAAGGTGATGGCTGAAGATTAGCGCACCGCTAAACTATCTGTCAATAGCGTTGCGCTAAATTATATTTCCCCGGGGCAGCGGGCCGGCCGAATGCGCTGAATTTCGGCTCAGGGTGCTAGCGAGCGCAGAGTTTCAAGCCGGGGGTGATGAGGACGCTGATGTCCATGCGTGTGCCAGGCACTTCCGGATTTGGGCGCCAGATTCCTTGCACCGCGAACCATCCTTTTTGCTGGGCGCGTGCTCGTGCTGCGCCATTCAGTGCATACGTTCCGGTCGCGTTGGTGAAGGTCACCATGTCTTGGCTGCTCCCGGGTTCGCGCTCGCATGACAGGGTGCCGCTGTCCACCATGAGCGGCCATGTCTTGCCAAAACTTTCCTTGGAGACTTTTAGCGTGGTTGCGTGTGCGGCGAGCGCAAGTGAGAGAGCGCCGACAAGCGCGATGGTCTTTGGAGTCACATCTTTTTCCCGTTCCACGCCCAAACAACTCGGCCGCGCACGTTCACCGAATGGGTGCCATTGAGCACGTCGACGGTCTTTACGTTCGCGTTGTCGCTACTGATCTCGAAATTGCCATCGAGGCGCTGGCGCACTCGCTTGATGTAGACCCGGTCATTCGCCTCGAGCACGTAGATGCCGTCGATCTTGGGATCGGTCACCCCGATGTCCACGAGCAGGATGTCCCCGTCGCTGAAGGTCGGCGCCATCGAGTCGCCATAGCCGTGAATGAACCGCAGGTTCTGTAACTGGGTAAGGGGTTTCAATGTCCGGCTTGCCCACTCCGGCGATACAGTCAGGCGACCGATGACAACCTCTTCATCGATCTGCTCTGATCCGAAACCCATGCTGCCGCTGTTGGCGAGCAGTGGAACCTCAAGCTGTGCCGCGCCGGGCACGTATGTCGCCAAGCTCTCGCCCGATTCGTCTGCGGCGGCCGGCAGCGCTTGATCCATCCATCCGTCTGGCTTGGGGAACAGGCGTTCGATTTCCCGAGCGGTGTTCCGGTCCATCGAGCGAGGCTTTCCAGTTCTCGAGTCCGGCGATGCGTTCAGCCATTGACTGATCTGCGCGGGCGACTTGTGAATGATGTCGGCTAGGGCGCGTTGCGTCCCAACCTCTTCAACAAGCATCTTCAGCCGTGATCTGTAGATTTCCTCGATTTTCTGCATCAGAGTAGTGTTTAGCAATGCGCTAACCTTTGGAATTCGCGCAACGCTCTTGACATGAATTAGCGTTGCGCTAAACAATCGGAGAAATGAACCTCTCTGATTACTTTGCCGCTGAGCGTGGCGCGCAAGCCCGGTTAGCGAAGGTGCTGGAAGTGCCGGCGCCGCTGCTTAGCGCCTGGGCGTCGGAAAACCCGGAGACCCGGCGCCAAGTCCCGGCAGAGCGGTGCCCGCTCATCGAGCGCGCGACTGGTGGCGTGGTGCGTTGTGAAGACCTTCGCCCCGATGTGGCGTGGTCGGTCTTGTTGGAGCGTGTCGAGGCGCCGACTGAGGGCGCACATGCGTGAGCAGTTTGGCCCCCTCGTTAGCTTCTCGCCGAAGGGTGACGTGGAAATCCGGCTGCCAGGTCGGAAGGCTGCGATTCGGCTTTCGGCAGCGGAAGTGCCGCTTATCCGAGCAGTGCTAGGGCATCCCGATCTCCAGTCCAGTACTGGAAATGAACCTTCTTCTCGTCCTTGCGCGTCCACTTGCGACTGCGATATGCGTACATCGCCACCTTCGCGGCTTGGTCGTCGGTCAAGGGCAGGTATGACATGACGCCGATGTGGATGGCGCCGATCTTGAACACCTTTGGGTGCTTGATGTGTGGCAGTGCTGACATAGCTCGCTCCTCCTGCCGCGATTCTGCTGCATGGTGCAAGACGGGAGCGGTCAAGGGCGCGCACGGACGCCACGCGTTTGAGGGGAGGGTGCGCCGCCACAGATGACCCATGCACAACCCCCGCTGCAAGCGCTCGCCATACGGTACCAGCGCTGCATTGCTGCGCGTTCACGCGAGCCGTGCATCTGCCGGGCGCACCACGTCGACGGCAGGCGTCAGCACGCGTCGGCACAAGCCCTCGAGCGTCATCGTCTGCCGCGGTGTGCGCGCGCCATGCGCCAGCGCGCTCGCCGAGCAAATGGCGATCCACGCCGAGACGGTTTCCCGGTTGATGTCGGGCTCCACCTCGAGCAACAGCACGAGCTGCTGCAGGAATTGCTCGATGGCATCGATTCGCTCGCTGGGCGTGGGAGTGAAGGCTTCCATGGCTGGCTGGTCTCTCTCTTTCTCTTGAGGTTTGCATGAACGCAACTTTCTCAATTCCGGGCCATCTCGCCTATGGCGGCGATGAGCCCATTCCCTCCAGAGCCGCGGGACAAGACATCCTCGATGCGGTCTACAACACGGTGCACGGGTATCCGGGTGGCGTGTCGGCGCTGGCCGCGCGCATGGGCGTTCCTGTCAACACGCTGACGCACAAGGCCAATCCCAACACCACCACGCACCAGCCCAACCCGCGCGAACTCATCGCGATGCAGGCCTTCAGTGGCAATTTCGCCGTGCTGCATGCGATGGCCGAGGCTCTGGGTCACACCTGCTCGCTCGCGACGCCGGACCAATCGGGCGGCGATCCGGTCGAGGCGCTCATGCGCTTGCACTCGGCCTTCGCCGACTATGTGCGAGCCACGGCTGACGCGGTGCGCGAGGGTGACGGTGCCGTCACGGGCAATCAGGTTCGCCGAGCAGACTTCACCGCCCAGGAGGTCATAGCGGCCGTGGGCCATGTCATGGCACTGCTGCGCGGACGCATGAGAAAGGTGCCGCAGACATGAGCGCGTGCGAGTTGGCGGACCTGCCCGATGTGACGTTGGCGGGCTTGCTCGAGCGAGTGGATGAGTTTGGCGACTGCCTCACCTGGCGCGGCTATGCGCTTGACGGTCAACACCCGCAATGGCGCCTTGGTGGGCGTGGCGGCCGGGTGTGGAACGTGCGGCGGCTCTTGTGGTTGTTGGTGCATGGGCACCTTGATGCTGGGCTGCAGGTGGGCGTGAGCTGCACCACCACGCTGTGTGTCCACCCTGACCATCTGGCGGCGCGCACACGCTCACAGGCCTGCGCGGGTAGGCCGAAGGCCGTCGACCATCGGCTGCGCATTGCGCTCGCGAAGCGTGCTGGCTCAGTGCTGTCTCCCGAGGCGGTGCGCGCCGTGTGCGCGAGCGCCGAGCCGTCCGTTGTCATCGATGTGCAGCTTGGGCTCTCACGCGGGTATGCGTCGAAGCTCCGCACCGGCGTGCGGTGGGCACAGCACGGCGGCCTCTTTGCTGGGCTCGGGGAGCGTGGGCCGCAATGAGCATCAAGGTGATGACCATGGTCTTTGAGCGTTACCCGGTTGGTGGCAGCGAGCGGCTGCTCGCCCTGGCCATCGCAGACCATGCGCACGACGACGGGACGCACATCTATCCGGCCATCGACACGCTGGCGAGCAAGACGATGCAGAGCCGCAGCACGGTGCAACGGCAGATCGCAAAGATGCTCGCCATCGGATGGCTGGAGCGCATTGGTTCGAAGACAGGGCGCGGCTACGTCAACGAGTACCGCATTTCGGCGGCGTGGATCAGGGGCGAGTTGCTGCCATCGCAGGTTGCGCCCGTGCTTGTTACAGACGTGGAGCCCAGTTATCCACAAGGAGGTCAGATTGACACCCTTGTTTCGGCTGAGAAGGGTGTCATCCAGAACGGAAAGGGTGTCATCCGCGACGAGAAGGGTGTCACAGCTATGACACCCGAATCTTCAGAACCGCCAAAGAACCAAACCCCCCTACCCCCCGAGGGGGGGGCGATGGGTTTCGATCAGGTCTTTGCGGAATACCCGAACCATGCCAACCGAGCGAAGGCAGAGCGGCGGTGGCGCCGGCTTGGGCCCGACGCCGCGATGCAGCAGGCCATGGTCGCGGCCATCGCCATGCAGCGGCACAGCGTGAAGTGGACCAAGGACAACGGGCAGTTCGTGCCCGAGTTCCATACCTGGCTGCGCAATGCGGGTTGGCGCGATGACGTGAGCACGCGCGGCCCGGTGGTGCCGTGGGACACCAACCGCAGCACCATCGAGGCCAAGGCCGCAGCGCTTGGCATGGCAGCTTGGAACGAGGCAGACCTGCGTGTCAATCGCGAGACGTTTGAGGCCTACACCGAGCGCGTGCGCCGTCGTGTCGAACAGGAGACCGAATGCGAATCGACCTGAAGCTTGACGGCATCGAGCCCGTGCGCGCGGCGCTAAGCAAGCTGACCGGCAGCCAAGCGCGTGATGTTTTTGCTGCTGCTCTTAATGACACGGCCTTTCGCGTTCGCCGTGAGATGCAAAAGGAGATGCGGACGGTCTTCGACAGGCCAACGCCGTACATCCTCAAGAGCGTGTATGTCAGGCAGGCCACGCGGCAGCGGCAGGATGTAGCCATTGAGCCCACGTACTTCGGTGGGAAAGGTGTCGACCCGCAGAAGATTCTGCAGGCGCAGGAGTTTGGTGGACGCCGCACGGATAAGCGCAGCGAGGTGGCGCTGCGCCGCGTGGGCATCCTGCCCGCTGGCTATCAAACGGTCATTCCCTCAAGCCCATACCCTGGCAGCGATGACGGCAGGGGCAACCTGCGTGGCTCGTTCCTCGCACAGCTGCTGTCGTACTTCCGTGCGTTCGGCGAGCAGGGCTACCGGGCCAACATGACTGACAAGCGTCGAGCGCGCGTTCACACCGGCACGAAGAAGGTGGATGGCCGTCGCTACTTTGTGGCCTATGGCCGCCTGCGCAGCGGGCCCACCGCACACCTCGCACCTGGCATCTGGGCGGCAGCGGGCACGCATGGCTCTGATGTGCGTCCAGTGCTGCTGTTCGTGCAGGTAGGTGAGTACGTGCCGCTGCTCAGCATGGCGACCGTGGCAGAGCATGCTGACATCGATGAGTACATGCCTCGGCGACTGCGCTACCGCATCAGGCAGGCGGTGGGCGAATGACGAAGGCCAAGGCAAGCATGCACCGCGGCAGGGCGCATGCGTGGGAGTGCGCAAAAACAACACCCGCCGACCGAGGGCGCGGGTCCCTTTTCGAGGCGTGCTGTGCGGGTAATTCGAACCGCGTTCTCGGACTGTTCACGGACCTTCCTAAGGGGGTTAAGTGAAGACGATTGAAGCGTTAGGAGTGCCGGTCACGCAGGCCGAGTTCGCTGCGTTGATCCGAGTGAGCGAGGCGAAGGTGAGCCAGCTGGTCGGCGAGGGCGTCATCGAGCGCGGCCAGACTGCGCACGCTTGGCTGCTCGCGTACGTCGAGCGCCTGCGTGAAGTCGCCGCCGGTCGCGCGTCCGACGAGGCCGGCGGCCTCGACCTCGTGCAGGAGCGCGCCCGGCTCGCACGCAGCCAGCGCGAAGCACAAGACATCAAGAACGCAGTGGCGCGTGGTGAGTTCGCGCCCATCGGTCTCTTGGCCGATGTCCTCGGCATGGCGTCGAGCGCCGTCGTTGATCGCTTCGAGCAGCTCGAAGGCGCACTGCGCAAAGCCTGCCCTGACTTGCCCGACGAGGCGAAGGCGACTGTGCAGCAGGTCATTGCCAACGCGCGCAATGAATGGATTCGCGCCACTGAAAAGCTGGTGGTTGCGGAAATGGACCGACTGGCTTCCGACGATGACGCAAGCGCAGAGGAAGCAATGAGCGACGAGGACGGCGCGTGATGGCCGATTGCGTTTCGCGTGAAACATTCAAAGAGGGGGAACGATAGTGGCCGAACGCGTTTCGCGTGAAACATTGCGCGCCGTGGGCCGTGCGGTCGCTCTCGGGCTGGGCAGCCTGCGCGCCGAAGTTTTCCAAACGCTGAGCGAGTGGGCGCCCGATAACTTCAAGCTGGCCGGCGAAAGCTCACACCAGAAGGGCGGATGGATTGCATGGTCCTTCCAGACGGGTGTGCTCGACTTCATGAGTGACGACCGCATCGAAGAACTCGATGTGATGAAGTCCAAGCGCGTCGGTTACACGAAGATGATCACCGCCTTCGTCGCCTACAACATCGCGCACCGCCGGCGCAAACAGGCGCTCTGGCAGCCGACAGACGACGACCGGGACAGCTACGTCAAGAGCGAAATCGACCCCATCCTCGATGCGCGCGACGGCGTGCCTGCTGTGCAGGCCGCACGTCGCAAGGGCGGCGGCGGCGATGACACCATCAAGATGAAGAAGTTTCGCGACAGCGTGCTGCATCTGCTGGGCGGGAAGGCGAAGCGGGCCTATCGGCGGATCACTGTCGCGATATCCATCCTCGATGAGTGGTCCGCCTTCGATCAGACCATTGAGAAGTCCGGCGACCCGGGCGGCCTCGCGAAGGGGCGGCTCGAAGGCGCCCCCTATCCGAAGTTCGTTGGCGGCTCGACGCCTGGCGTGAAGGGCCTGTGCCATGTCGAGCGCGCTGCGCTCAAGGCGGAGGGCTTCGTCCGCTTCTATGTCGATTGCAAGCACTGCGGCCTTGAGCATCCGCTGAAGTGGGGCGGCAAGGAGATGCTGCACGGCTTCAAGTGGGAGCGCGGCAACCCGGCCAGCGTGCGCCACGTATGCCCGCACTGCCGCCAGTCGATTCGGCAAAGCGACTTTCTGCAGGGCGGGCTTCCCATGCCTGGCACCTGGGTGTGCGAGAAGACGGGCAAGAGGTTCGGGCCGGACCGGGTTTGGCGCGACGGCGCCGGCATGCCCACGCGCCCGCCGAAGACGCTGGGCCTTCACGTCTGGGCGGCGTACAGCCCGCAGCGCACCTGGGAAAGCATCGCGAAGGAATTCGAGGAAGCACTCGACGCGCAAGCCCGCGGCGATGCCGGTCCGATGCAGCTCTTCGTCAACGAGACGCTCGGTGAAACGTGGGAAGTCGTCGGCGAACGCACCGACGAGCACGCGCTGCAGTCCCGTGCAGAAGCCTACGCCTTGAAGACGGTTCCTGCGGGCGGCCTGATGCTGACGGCCGGCGTCGATGTGCAGCGCGACCGCTGGGAAATCGATGTGTGGGCGTGGGGCCGCGGCTTGGAATCCTGGCACGTCGAGCACCACGTCATCCACGGCAATCCCGCTTCCGAAGACGACTGGGCGCCGGTGGCGGCGTATCTGTCGAGCCGCTACGTGCAGGCTTGGCACGGCGGCTCGATGGGCCTGAGCGCCATCTCCATCGACTCCAGCGACCAGACTCAGGCGGTCTACAACTGGGTGCGCAAGCTGCAACACCAGCTTCCGAAGCTGCGCGCCGTCAAGGGGCGGGGCGAAGAGAACGTGCCCGTCCTCGGCCCCAGCAGCCCGCAGGAAGTGCGTTGGAACGGCAAGAAGATTCCGAACGGCATCAAGCTATGGAATGTGGGCGTGGACTCGGCCAAGGACTTGCTGCTCGGCCAGCTCGCCATCGAAAATCCCGGGCCCGGCTTCGTGCACTTCAGCAGCGAGTTGCCGCAGGAGTGGTTCGAACAGCTCACGGCCGAGCAGCGCATCCTCGTGAAGGTAAATGGCAAAGAGGTCTACCGCTGGGTCAAGCGCCGGCCGCGCAACGAGGTGCTCGACAACCGCAACTATGCGTTGCACGCCGCCTTCGGCCTCGGCCTGCACAACTACACCGACAAGCGATGGAGCGACCTTGAAGCCTCTGTGCAGCCGCCGCTCGACCTCTTCGCGCAGCCCGTTGCCGTCGTCGTGACGCCTGCGCCGGCCGCACCCTTGCGCGCGTCTGCGCCCCCTGTACCTCGCCCCGCGCCGCGCGCTGTCGCTGCGCCGCGCTCGTTTGCATCTGATGACTGGAGTGACCGCCTTTGACCGAACCTACCTCGCTCACCCTTGGGCAATCCGAAGACGCCGCGGTGCAGCTTGAGCACGAAATCACCGCCATCGTGCGCGAAGAGATCGGCATGCATGAGGGCCTGGCTGGCGTGATCGCAGCAGCGATGGTGCGCGGCCTGCGCCGACGCCTCGGCGGCCAGGACCTCTACATCCCCGCGCCGGACAGGTCGGTGCGTGATGCGTCGATCCGTCGTGACTTCACCGGAACCAACGTCGATGAGCTGATGCGCCGGCACGGTCTGAGCCGCACACGCATCTATGAAATCGTCGGCCAGCGCGCACCACGGCCGGGCATCGCAAAAAGTCCGGATTCGCCCCTAAAAACCGGACAGGCAAACAGCTAGCTTCACCTCATGACCATCGCAACAGACATGCTCGCCAGTTACCTGGCCGCCGAGGCCGCAGTGCTCACGGGTAAGACCGTGCAGTTCAACGGCCGTACCCACACGCACGAAGACCTTGCGGAGATTCGCAAGGGGCGCGCCGAATGGGAGCGCCGCGTTGCCAGCGAATCGGGTGCCCGAGGCCCGACCATCGGCGGCCTGTCGTTCTCGGTGGCGCGGTTCGACCGTGAGGGGAGCTGACATGCCCATGAACATCATCGACCGTCTCGTCGGCATCGTGAGTCCCTCGGCTGGCCTTCGCCGCGCGCAATATCGCCGCGCCCTCGCGCACTACGAGGGAGCGAAGCCCACCAAGCAGCGCATGCGCCGCACGGACAACAGCTCACCCGACACGCTGGTGGGCGCCGGCGCCCCGGCCCTTCGTGCGCATGCGCGATACCTTGAGCGGAACCATGACCTCTCGCGCGGTGCACTGCGCGTGCTGGTGAACAACGTCGTGGGTCCCACCGGGATCGGCGTCGAGCCGCAGCCCCGCCGCGCGGACGGGACCATCCACACGGAATATGCCGCAGCGCTGAGAGAAGCGCATCGCGACTGGCAGCGCCGGCCCGAGGTCACCGGCAAGTACCGTTGGCCGTTGGCCCAGCGGCTGGCCGCATACACCTGGCTGCGAGATGGCGAGGCGTTCGCGCAGCAGCTCATCGGGCCGGTGCCGTATCTCAACCATGGCACCAAGGTGCCGTACTCGCTCGAAATCTTCGAGCCGGACTTTGTGCCGCTGGACTACGACGACTTGGGCAAGGGTGTGCGGCAAGGCATCCAGTCGAACGCATGGGGTGAGGCGACCGGCTACTGGGTCTACAAGGGAGACCCCCGGGACGGCATCACGTTCATGAGCGAGAGCGGCCTGAAGTTCATTCCGGCCGAGCGCATGCTGCAGGTGGCAACGCTTGACCGGCTGCACCAGCGCCGAGGGGTCTCGGAGTTCGCCAGCGTCATCACCCGCATCGAGGACCTCAAGGACTACGAAGAGAGCGAGCGGGTGGCCGCGAAGGTGGCGGCATCGCTGACGGCCTACGTCAAGCGCAATGAACAGAACGGTTTCAACCCCGAGAACAACCCGGCGCCGCCACGCGATCAGGAGGGCAACGTCTTGCCGCGCGACTTGCGCATGCAGCCGGGCATGATCATCGACAGCCTGTCCGTGGGCGAAGAGGTCGGCATGATCGACAGCAACCGGCCGAATCCCAACCTCATCACCTGGCGCTCGGGGCAGCTGCGCGCGTTCGCTGCCGGCATCGGTGCGAGCTATTCCAGCGTCAGCCGCGACTATGACGGCAGCTACAGCGCCCAGCGGCAGGAGCTGGTCGAGCAGTGGGTTCACTATGCCGTGCTGACCGATGAGTTCGTGGGAATGTTCGTGCAGCCGACGTGGGAGACGTTCGTGCAGGTCGCGCACCTGAGTCGCGTTGTCCCGATCCCGGCCGACGTGATGCCGGGCACGGAAGACGATGCGCTCTTCGTCGGCCAGAGCATGCCGTGGATTGACCCGATGAAGGAAGCCAACGCGTGGGAGAAGTTGGTGCAGGCGGGCTTTGCGAGCGAGGTAGAGGTCATTCGCCGGCGAGGCGGCAACCCGCGCGATGTGGTGGAGCAAGTGGATGCGTTCCGCAAGGACGCGGCCAAACGCGCGCTGGTGTTCTCCAGCAACGCGGCAACGATGAGCGGCGCTGTCGCGGCGAACGAAGCGCCCGAGCCGCTCGAAGAGCCAGGCCGGCGGCAAAAATAATCCGGTTTCTCCCCTAAAAACCGGACGCTGGTTTTTTGACACTGAGGGTCTCAACACAGAGGCCCTCAGTTCATGAGCAAACCGCAAAACACCTGGTACGCAATTCGCCGCCGCACAGCCCTCGCCGCAGCCGCGCTGGGTGTGGCAGCAGCCGCCGAAATCTACATCTACGGCGACATCGGCGAAAGCTGGTGGGAAGAGACCGTCAGCGCCGCGTCGTTCGTGCGTGAGCTGCAGGAGGTGGACGCCGAACTCATCACGGTTCGCATCAACAGCATCGGTGGCAGCGTGCCCGATGGCCTCGCGATCTTCAATGCGCTGCGCCGCCACAAGGCCACGGTGACGACCGAAGTTGACGGCATGGCCTTCTCGATTGCCAGCCTCATTGCGATGGCCGGCGACAAGGTGCACATGGCGGACAACGCCATGCTGATGATTCATGCGCCGTGGACCTACGCGGCCGGCAACAGCGCCGAACTGCGCGAACTCGCCGACCAGCTCGACACCTGGGCGGCGGCCATGTCCACCAGCTACGCCGTGCGCACGGGCGACCAGCCCGGCATGTTGGCCCTGCTGACGGATGGCAAGGACCACTACTACACCGCAGCCGAAGCGCTGGCCTCGAAGTTCATCGACGCCATCACTGACGCGATGCCCGTTGCCGCCAGCGCAGCGCGCGACCTCCCTATCAACCGTTATCGCACCTTGCCGGCCGCATTGCTGGCAGGGAGCACACCCGCGGCATCCGCCGCACATTCCGCTGAAGAGGACCCTATGAAATTCCGTTCCCATGTGCTGCTGGCCGCCCTCGGCGCTGCCGGCGCAGCTGCGGCCGGCGGCGGAAACGCCGCCGTACCCGCTCAACCTGCCGCACCCGTCGCGGCGCCCGACGCCGCTGCGGTGCTGGCTGCCGACCAAGCGCGCCGCTCGGGCATCCGTGCGAGCTTCGCGCGTTTTGCCGCGCAGCCTGGCGTTGCTGACATCCAGCGCGCCTGCGAAGACGATCACGTCGTCACTGTCGAAGCGGCAGGCGCGCGTCTGCTTGCTCACCTGGCTGTCGGGGCAACGCCCGTTGCCGGTGCCCATGTCACCACCGTGGAAGACGAATCCGACAAGCAGCGCGGCGCTGCCACGCAGGCGCTGCTCGCCCGCGCCGGCCTCGAAAAGCCGCAGGGCGCCAATCCGTACCGTGGCTACACGCTCTCCGAGCTGGCGCGCTCCAGCCTGGCGCGCGCCGGCTTCAAGACCGATGGCATGGACAAGATGCAGTTCATCGGCGCGGCCTTCACGCACAGCACCAGTGACTTCCCCGGCCTGCTGGCGAACGTGGCGAACAAGTCGCTGCTGCGCGGCTACAGCGAGGCCGACGAGACGTTCCAGCTGTGGACTCGTGCCGGTTCGCTCGGCGACTTCAAGCCGGGCAAGCGCGTGGACCTCAACGCGTTCCCGAGCCTGCGCAAGGTCGCCGAGGGTGCGGAATACAAGTACGCGACCATCGGCGAGCGCGGCGAAACCGTGATGCTGGCAACGTTCGGCGAACTGTTCAGCATCACGCGCCAATCCGTCATCAATGACGACATGGACGCCTTCACGCGCGTTCCCCGCCTGATGGGCCGCGCCGCCATCCGCACGGTGGGCGACCTCGTGTATGCCGTGCTGACCGGCAACCCTGCGATGAGTGACGGCGTGCCGCTGTTCCATGCCGACCACGCCAACCTGATGGCGGCCGGTGCGATCACCACGGCCAGCGTTGACGCTATGGGCGCGAGCATGGCCGTGCAGAAGCAAGGCAAGGCGGTGCTGAACATCGGGCTGAAGTACCTGCTCGTGCCTCGCGCGCTGCGCGGTGTTGCCAACGTGGTCAAGGCGAGCGAGTTCGAAGTCGGCGCCAACAGCAAGAACAACACCGTGCCGAACTCGGTTCGCGACACCTTCGAGGTGATTTCGGATGCGCGCCTCGACGCGGCGTCCGCGACGGGCTGGTATGGCGCCGCCGACCAGAACGCCACCGACACCATCGAAGTGAGCTACCTCGACGGCAACGACCAGCCCTATCTCGAACAGAAGGCGGGCTGGAATGTGGACGGCACCGAATTCAAGGTGCGCATCGACGCCGGCGTGTCGCCGCTCGACTTCCGCACCCTGGCGAAGAACGCCGGCGCCTGATGCCCGAGGCAGGGCCTCGCGGCCCTGCCGGCACAGCACATCTCAACTTCCCCAAGGAAACCTCATGAAGAATTTTGTTCAAGAAGGCCATGTGCTCGACTACACGCCGGGCGCAGCCGTTGCGTCCGGCGCGGTCGTGGTCATCGGTGCGCGGGTGGGCATCGCTGTTGCCGACATCGCGGTGGGCGCCACGGGTGCACTGCGCGTCAAGGGCGTGGTGGAGCTGGCGAAGCTCGCGGCCGACGCGCCGGCACAAGGCGCGCTCCTGTACTGGGACGCGGCGAACAGTCGGCTGACCACGACGGCATCGGGCAACACCCTCGCCGGCTACGCCGCCAAGGCCGCAGGCGCGGGCGCAACCACCGTATGGCTCCACCTCAACGCCTGAGCCCATGCTCGCACCATTCGCTGCCCTAGAGGCCCGCACAAACGTCGTGGTGGTCAATCGCCTTTCCAACGCCGTGGCGCTGGTGAACGGCGTTGACGTGCCGGTGATGTTCGATACGCCCTATGCGGGCGCCTTCGGTGGCGAAGCGGATGCCGTGGCGCCCGAGTGCACGGGTCCTGCATGGGGCCTTGGTGCGCTTGAACGCGATGACGCGTTGTCCATCGGCGGCGTTGCCTATGAGGTCGAGACGGCACAGCCGGACGGCCTTGGATTTGTGCGTGTCGTCCTGCGGGTGGCCTGACCATGCTCGCACTTGAACCTGCCATCGTGACCCGCCTGCGCGGCGAACTGCCCGGGACGTGGGCCGTCAAGGGCATCTTCTCCGACACCGGCAAGCGCGAGCCCGACCTGCTGGCATCCGTTCTCTTCATCGACGCCAACGTGCCGGCCAGTGATGTGCCTGGCGCGTTGGTGCGCCCGTTCTGGGCCGTCACGCTCATGGCGAAGCGCAGTGATGCCGACGCCCTGGCGCATCTCGATACCGCTTTCGCGCTCGTCGTCGAAGCACTGCAAGGCTGGGCGCCGGGGCAGGTAGCCGGCCGGCGCTGGGAGCGGCTGCAACTGGCGAGCGTGAAGCCGCCCCCGTATCCCGACAACGGCCTCGTCGGCGTCGAACTCGTTTTCTCCACTTCGGCCCGCTTCGACGGCCAACCCTAAAGGAATCCCCATGCCTATCGTGCATACCAAAACCGAACTGTCGGCCCCGCGCGGCCGCCTGCGTCTGGACATCATGAACGCCCTCGAAGAGCTCACGGGCGAGGAAGAAATGGGCAACTGCCCGAGCTTCGTCGTTACGGTCGATTCGGAGAAGGCCGAGGAATTCTCGGCCGAGACCTCGGCTAGCGAACTCATCGGCACGCTGACCGGCAAGGTCAAGCGCACCGCAAAGATCACCTGCAACAACATGAGCATGGCGACCTATCAGCGCTTCCTCGCTGCTACGAGCGAAGTCGTGGTGCAGTCGGCCACAGCGGTGACCGATGAGATTCGCAAGGTTGTGCCGGGCAAGATCTATCAGCTCGGCCAGACCGCCGCCAATCCCATCGGCGTGCGCAATGTCACTGCGGTGAGCGTCAAGACCGAAGATGGGGCCACGCCCTATGTGGCTGGAACCGACTTCAATGTCGATCCCGAAACCGGCGCCGTGCAGATCATCGCCGGCGGTGGCATCACGGCGGGTAACGTGCAATTTGGCTATACGCCCGTTGCCGGTTCCTACACGCGCCTGAAGACCGGCGGTAATACCTCGTTCCTCTCGGCCATTCGCGTGATGGCAGACAACGCCGCGGGCAGCAACAAGGACTGGTACATGCCGCGTTGCAGCCTCACGCCTTCCGGTGACCTTCCCATCGTGTCGAACGAGGTCGAGTTCGTGACCGTCGAGTTCGATGTGGACATCCTCAAGTCCGCCAACGCTGAAGCGATCTACGTCGGGGGTCGCCCGGTCGCCTGACCTTTGATACCCGTCCCGCGGCTGGCCGCGGGGCGTGGTGACGCATGCGGCTTTGCACAGAGGCCTCATGCGCCGCCATCGTCCTTCACCTGATTCATCCTCCCCGTGGCCTTTAAGCCGATCCAAATTGTCATCAACGCCAAGGACGATGCGTCCAAGGTGTTCGACCGCCTGCAGTCGCGCGTGATCGCGTTCGCCGCCCTCGTGGCCGGCTACTTCGGCATTCAGGTCTTTGCGGGCTGGATCAAGGGCGGCGCCGACTTCGAGCAGGCCATGAGCCGCGTGCAGGCCGCCACGGGCGCCAGCGCGGCCGAGATGCGCCTGCTGCGCAAGGCGGCACAGGAAGCCGCGGCAGATGTCCGGTACGGCTTCACAGAGCTGCAGGCCGCCGGCGCGCTGGAGAACCTGGCGAAGGCCGGCCTCAACACCCGCGACGCCATCGCCACGCTGCCGGCTGCGATGCAGCTCGCGCGTGCGGGCGACATCGAGCTGGGCACCTCGGCCGAGTACCTGACGAAGATCGTCAACGGCCTGGGCTTGGCCTTCACCGACTCGGGTCGCGTGGCCGACGTGCTCGCCAAGGGCGCCAACGCGACGAACACCAGCGTCACCGGCCTGGCGCAAGCGCTGAGCTACGCCGCGCCTCTGGCGAACACCCTCGGGCTGAGCCTCGAAACCACTGTTGCCATCATCGGCAAGTTCGCGGATGCAGGTATCGATGCGAGCCGCGCCGGCACGGCGTTGAACAGCATCCTGGCGCAGTTCTCCGACCCGGCGAGCAAGTTCCGCACAGAGCTGGCAGCGGCTGGTGTCACGACGGGCAACTTCGAGAAGATGCTGCACGAGCTGGCCGCGGCCGGCCCAGCCGGACAGCGCGCGATTGCGGCGGTGGGGCAGGAAGCCGGCCCGGCGTTGCGCGCGCTGCTGAATCAGGGCGTGGACAAGCTCGACGAGCTGAAGAAGGCACTGCAGGGTGCCACCGGCAGCGCGGCCGATACCGCCGCTGTCATGCAGGCGAATCTCAATGGCGCGCTCAACAGCTTGCGTACCGCTTGGGACTCGACCGTCAACGCCCTGACGACGCCCGTTCTGCCGGTGCTGAAACAAGGCGTCGAGCAACTGGCCGGCGCGCTGCGCTCGGCGGTGGCCGACGGCTCCGTGGGGCGCTTTGGCGCCGCGATTGCAACGGCATTTCAGAACGGCATCAAGTGGGTGCAAGCCTTCGTCGCGAGCGTCGATGTGCCGGCCCTCGTTGCGAAGGCGCAGGCGCTGGCCGACCGGGTGGGGACGCTGCTCGACAGCTTCGGCCAGAAGGCGCAGAACACCGGCAACATCGTACAAACGGTGTGGGGTGTTGCGAGCGGTGGCGCCAACCTGCTGATTGCCGTCGTCTTCCGCGTGGGCGAAGCCTTCGCCGGCGTTGCGCGGGACATCCTGACCGGCGTCGGCGTCATGCTGGAAGGGCTGTCGAAGATCAGCTTCGGCGGCGTGTCTGCGGCGTTCAAACAAGCCGCTGCAGAGGTGCGCGAGTCTGCCGCCGGCATGGAAGGCGTGACGGACGCTTTCGGCGAGAAGTCGGCGGAAGCCTTCGAACGCGCCACCAAGGGCGCCGAGGAAGCGCGCGCCGGCTGGGCGGGCCTGACCGGCGCTGCCGAGACCACGACCGCGGCGACGACCAGCGGCGCGGCAGCCTTCACGACCATGGCGGCGGAGATGAAGGCCGCAGGCGACAGCGCACAGGTATCGGGCCAGAAGGCCGCCAGCGCATCCGAGGCGCAGAGGGCAAAGGCAGAGGAAGCCCGCGCCTCCATCTTGCGTCTGCGCGGCGAATACGACCAAGCCATTGCGACCGGGAACCTTCAGCTCGCGGTGCAGAAGCTCGAAGAGCTGAAGAAGGCCAATCTCGCGGCGGCCGATGCGGCCGTGACCAACAAGAAGGCGCAAGCCGATGCGGCGGCGGAAATCGATGCGGCTTTCCAGCGCGCCGGCGTACAGACGAAGGCGCAGCTCGAAACCATCGCCAAGACCGCGCTGCGCGACTTCGAGCTGATTCGCGACAGCGGGCAGGCGACAGCCATCGGCCTGGGCGAAGCGTGGAAGCGCGCCGCCGAGGCGTCTATCTCTGCAGCCAACGGCGTTGCTCCCGGCTGGGTGCAGGCGCAGGCCGCCATGCGCGGCTTCGAGGTCGTGCTCGACAGTGCGGGACGCTCGACGCTGAAGCTCAAGGATGCGCAGACCGACGCCACACAGGCCGCCAACGGCCTGGCCGGCGCGCTGCGCGACGTGACGAGCGCCCGCGAGAAAGACATCGAGGCGCGCGAAAAGGCCAACGCCTTGAAGGAGCGCGAGACCGCCCTCGAAAACAAGCGCCTCGGCCGCGACGCGAGCGGCTTCTCGACCGACAAGAACGGGAAGACCGTCGTTGCCGGGAGCGACCTCGGGACGTTGACCGGCATCGCCGCATTCCTGAAAAACGCCGGTGTCAAGGATGACGAGACCGCACGACGTATCGCGCGCGAGTTCGCCGACGAGAAGGGCAACGTTCAGTTCTTCAACAACCCCGGCCAGAAGAAGTACGGCGGCGATACGCTGAGCTATGCGCTGATGAAGGCGGCCGAGAAGGTGACTTTCTTCGGCGACGGCGGCACGCCCACCACCATCCCCAAGCCTGAATCGAACCGCACGGTCAATCTGCACCTGAACCTCAACGGGCGCGATTACGGCGCCGTGAACACCGATGCGGCCGGCGCCGATGTCATTGAGGGCTTGCTCGCGCAGCTCGGTGCGGCGCGTGGCACCTCTTCCGCACGTCCGGGCAACTGAACATGACAGCACCGAAGTTTCACGTCCTGGGCGCCCTGCAGATTCCGCGCGGCATGGTTTGGTCCGACGAGTTCGGGTGGAACCCCGTCGAGAAGAGCCTCGAGTATTCGCTGACAGGCGCCGCGCTCATCGATGCGGGCGTGCGCCTGGCGGGCCAGCCGATCACCCTGCAGGGCGAGGCCGATGCGGGTTGGATCAAGCGCGGTGGTCTCGTCGCGCTGCAGGCGCTCAACGCCGCCGACCCGGTGGGCGAGCACGTCCTCGTGCTGGCCGATGGCCGCAGCTTCACCGTCCAGTTCGCGCCCGGCCTGGCTGTCGAGGGCAAGCCGCTCGCGCGCCCCGAGCTGCCCGCCGAGGACTACCCCTATATCGCCACCGTGCGGCTCATCACCGTTTGACCAATGACCATTTCTGAATCCGATATCAAGCTCGTCACCACACAGGTGATGGATGACGTTCCCGAGGGCGGCGGCGCCCCGACTTCCAACGTCATCGAGGACGGCAAGAGCAATGGCGTCTTCAAGGACGTTTCCGCGGTGGACCGCGCGCGCGGTGACGTGTCCATCATGAAGATCGCGGCCACGATCCAGACCTTGAACACCGACACCGCGCTCGGCGGCTTGGTCATCATCACGCGCCCGCCGGCCGACCCCAAGGTGACCTCGGCCTTGTTCTACACCGCCGACTTCTTCGACCGGCGCGCGAGTATCCAGAACCGGATCGAGGCCTATACCTCCCCGGGCGAAGAGTTCGGCGGTTACCTGCTGTCCAACCATGTGCAGGGACAGCGCTCGCTGCAGATCTTCCAACGACCTGGCGCGACACCACCGGCGATCAACAGCACGCTGCAGATCAGCGGCGGGGGCAAGACGGAGTACGTGCGCATCTCCGATGTGGCCGTGGAACAGCGCACCTACAGCTACAGCACGGGCGGCTCTTTCGTGGACTATGCCGCGCAGGTGTGCGTTTGCGAAATCCTCGACGGCCTCAAGAACGACTACACCGGCACGCCGGCGAATCGCCTCTTCGAGCGCACCTCGACCTCGGCCGCGGTGAACAAGATGCTTGTGGCCAACGCCTCGAAGTTCTATGGCATCGCGAAGCTCGCGGCCCCGGTGACCATCGGCGATCTGTCCGCCAAGGTGGACAAGATCGATACCCAGCTCGTGCCGAGCGCGACCACCGAAATCCCGCTGACGGATATGTCGGCCGCCGGCTCGGCGACCACGCTCGTTGCCTCGGGCGCCGGCACGGTGTCGCTGACCACGGGCGTTGCGTTCGGCCCGAATTCGGTCATCGTCTTTGGCAACCCCGCCTATCCGGGCTCGCTGTCGGTGGCGACCTCGGCGGGCGCCCTGACCGACGACGGCGGGCGGCTGAAGCTCGGCGCGCTGACCGTGGGCAGCGTGAACTATCCGAGCGGCTCGATGACCTTCGCGAGCGATGCGCCGGCCATCGCGGGAAACAAGACGATCACCTTCCGGCCCGCCGGCGCACCCATCGAGCTGGCCGATTCCGCGTCCATCGTGGTGACCGCGGAAAGCCGCCGGATCAACTACCCGCTGACCATCCTTCCGCCGCCGGCACCTGGCTCGCTGCGCGTGGCCTACCGTGCGGGCGGCAGCTGGTACGAGCTGGCCGACGACGGGGGCGGGCGCCTGTCGGGCACCAGCTCCAGCATCGGTAGCGGCACCGTGGACTTTGTGACGGGCACGGCCTTGCCCACGCTGGGGACTCTGCCCGACGTGGGAAGTGAAGTCATCTTCACCTGGGCGGCGAAGTCCAACTACAAAGACCGCAGCGGCACCCTCACGGCGGCCGTGTCCATCATGTTGGCGCTCGACAACCAGGCCGCGCAGTCCGGCACGGTGTCGGTGGACTGGAACGACGGTGCCGCGCGTCATGCCACCGACAACGGCAGTGGCGCACTCACGGGCGACGCCACCGGCCCGGTGTCCTATGCATCGAGCACCATCGAGGTGAGGCCCAACGTGCTCCCCGCATCGGCCGTGGCCTTCACGGTGGGCTACAGCCACGGCGAGCCGTCCTCGAAGACCTTCCCGGCGCCGGCGCGCGATGTGGATGGTGCGATCACCCTGAACCTCGGTAAGACCAACATCGCGCCGCGTTCGCTGTCCCTCGACTGGAACCTCGTATTGCAGTCCACCGGCGGCGTGCCGGCCGACCAGTGGGTGCCGCAGAATTTCGCGGCCACCAAGACCGTGATCGACAACGGCGCCGGCAAGCTGGTGGATGGTGTGGGCGTGGAGTTCGGGACCATCGTCTACGCCACGGGCGTGGCGAAGCTGTATCCCGAGGCCGTGGTGAGCGTGGCCGTGCCGCAGTGGGCGGTGAGCCCGCTCGGCGTGCTGGGCACGGTGCTTTCCCCGAACCTGCCGGGCTTCTATCGCAACACGCTCACGGGCTACACCTACGCCGTGCTGAATGCGTCCTTGCCGGCCGACTCGACGGCGCTCGTGAACGCGAATTTCCGGGTGGTGGGCGCTGGCACTACGAAGAGCCAGACCTTTAACCAGCCCAAGCTCTCCATCAAGCTACTGCCCGCCTTCAGCGAGGCCGGCGTGCCTGGCTCGGTCAACTTCACGATGGGCGGGAAGACCTACTTCGACCGGGCGGGGAGCCTGTATACCGACCTCGACCCGGCCACCGGCGCGGCGACGCTGGCCGGCACCTACGACTACGCCACGAACGTGGCCGCGCTCACGGTCTGGCCTGCGGCTGGCTCGACCTCGGTTGTCGTCAACAGCCTGTTGACCTCGCTCGACAGCCAGCCGGTGGAGTACGTCGTCTTCCGTACGCCGGTGGCGCCGGTCAGCCCGGGCACGCTGCAGCTCCTGGCGACGAAGCTCAACGGCGGCACGGTCAACGTCACCGCCGACGCCTCGGGCTTCATCAATGGCGCCAATGTGCACGGCACGTTCGACGCGGCCACGGGCGTGGGCAAGGTGCGCTTTGGCGACTGGGTGAACGCGGCAGGCAACGAAGGCGCCATCTGGTATTCGGCCGATGCCGTGGGCAGCGACGGCAAGATTTGGAAGCCGGTCCCGGTGTTCGCCAGCACCATCCGATACAACGCCGTGGCCTACACGACGCTGCCCGTCGATGCGACGCTGCTCGGTCTCGACCCGGTGCGTCTGCCTTCCGATGGCCGCGTGCCGATCTTCCGCAAGGGTGAGCTCGTCGTGATCCACAACACCAAGCGCCTGCCGCCGGCGGTGGTGTCCAACGGTATGACGTTGAGCGCTGGCCGCGAGCGCCTGGCGCGCGCGAAGATGATCGGCGGCGATGGCGTGACCATTGAGACCGGCTACACGCGCAACCTCGATGCCGGCACGGTCACCTTCACCGACGTGTCGGGCTACGTGCAGCCCGTGGTCTATGAGCACCGTATCGAGGACTTGCTGACGGTCTCCGATGTCGGCATCGACGGGCGCCTGACCTTCGCAGGCCGCGTCACGCACGACTACACCGCTGGCGACACCTACGTGAGCAGCGCGCTCCCGATGGGCGATGTGAAGGCGCGCGTAGCGCTGCTGTTCGATCAGCTGGCGTGGACCGGTGTCTGGTCAGACAGCCTCATCGGCAGCGCCGCGGACCCGTCTTACAACGACATCGACTATCCGATTCTGGTCACGAACAAGGGCGCGGTTACGGAGCGCTGGCGCATCCAGATCAACGGCGGCGGCACGACCTACAACCTCATTGGCGAGCACGTCGGGCAGATCGTGACCGGTCAGAGCATGACGGCGGATTGCTCGCCTGTCGGTCCCTCGGGCGTGCCCTACATGACCATCCGCGCCGCCGGCTTCGGCTCGGGCTGGGCCGCCGGCCAGCTCATCCGCTTCAACACCATCGCGGCGACGTTTCCCTTCGTGCCCATCCGCACCGTGCAGATGGGCGCCGAAACCGTGCTCGATGACAGCTTCGAAATCTCGGTCCTCATCGGCGTGGACCGCCCCTAACGAGAGAGTGAAAGAAAGAACATGACTTCAGTTGTCGATACGAGCGTGAAGCACTTCACCAGCCAGATGGTGGCCGCGACTGCGGTCTCGGGCACGCAGGGCTCTTTGATCGCGCTTCTCGATGCGTGCCTGAAGGATGGCTTTGACACCAAGACGCTTTCCTCGTTGGTCGTTGCCGGCGGTGTCGCGACGGCGGCCTACACGGGCGCGCACTCGGCATTGGCCGATTCGGTGGTGTTGATTGCCGGGGTGACGGGTGGGCCTGCTGGCTTCGCTGGCCTCAACGGCGAACAGAAGATCACGACGAAGGCCGCGGCTGGCAACAGCGTGACCTTTGCGACGGCACTCCCGGATGGCACCTACACCGGCACCATCACCATGAAGATGGCACCCTTGGGTTGGACGAAGGTCTACACGGGCGCGAACAAGGCTGTTTACAAGAGCGCGGACCCGACCAGCTCGGGGTGCTATCTGCGCGTCGATGACAGCGGCACCACGACCGCGAGAGTCATTGGCTACGAGTCGATGACCGATGTCGATAGCGGTGTCGGCCCGTTTCCGTCTGCGACTCAGATCGCGGGCGGCGGCTACTGGGCGAAGAGTTCGGTGGCAAGCGCGGCGCCCACGCAATGGGTGCTCTCCGGTGACAGCAAGGCGTTCTTCTTCACGAATGCGGTTTCGCTCCCGACCAGCGCCAGCTATCAAGGGACCGTGACCCGTGGCTTCGGTGATCCGATCACGCAAAAGCCTGGCGGCGATCCCTACGGGTGCTTCTTGAACTGCAGCCTGTTGTCAGGCACAGGGACGAGCATTGACGGTGCCTTTGACCGTCGATGGGACGGCACCAACAATCAGACCTTCTCACCACGAACGCACACCGGGCTCGGTTCCGCAGTGGCTCAGTTTGCGCGAACCATGACTGGCTCCGGCGCGATGGTGTCTGGTCAAGACAGCACGCTGGGTGTGTTTCCGAACGAGTGCGTGGATGGGGCCATTCGGCTCAGTCGGCGCGCGATTGTGCAGGTTGGTTTTGCGGGTATCCGTGCGTTCGTCCCGGGCGTGTATCACATCCCGCAGGACCGACTCGCAGGGTCGTTCAACAACTTCGACAAGTTCACGGCGACAGATGGCAGAAAGTTCATCTTGATGCTGACCGCGAATGCGTCGATAGACACGGTGGCATCCGCTGCGTTCGGTGCTGTTCCGATCGATGTCACGGGGCCGTGGCGCTAAGACATGACAACAGTCGATCTTGGCAATCTGGTTTCGGTTGACTACTCGGCCGCCGCGGGAGCTACCGCGCCTGCCGTGGCCTATGCCAACTGGGCCGCGGAACTGGGCGTCTCGCCTACGGCCACCCTCTATGCGATGGATGCTGACGATGGCTCGTGGCCCGTCAATCTCGCTGCGTCGCCGGTGGTCAACTCTCCGGTCATTGTCGGGATGGTCTCTTCAGAGGGCGGCGTCGGGTTCTACAAGAAGGCGCCGATCAATACCGGTGCAGTCACTATCACGACCATCCCGAACGTGAGCCGCATGAACCTGCTGACGGACAGGCCTGACGTGCTGTTCACGTTCCACCCGCAGGCCGATTTGAAGAGCGTCGGCCTGAAGCTGCAGCGCGCGGGCACAACCACAATCATCGGTGGCCGGGTGCAGCAGTACCAGAGCACGGCGACGCCGATCAACGTCGCGGATTTTGCGATGCGGCTCAATGGAAACGCCGGCATCGTGCTTATCGTTTCTGCGCCCGTCGGGGACACGCCCGTCCCGCTGTACGTCATGGACGGCACGGTCAACTTGGCGGGTGCGCTCATGGACACGGTGGCGGCTGGCACCACCAGAGAGATTACGGCGACAGTCAGCTATGCCGCCGCAGCGCTGAGCGCGGCGCGTCTCGATGACCTGAAGGTCGTGAACTCGCTCGCGTGGACCGGCACGCCTGTTGCGGTGCGCCTGTTCGGCGACGGCCGAGCCAGCCGCAAAAATTACCTGCTGGGAGACCTGGGGCAGAGCATCGGCCGGGTGCGAGGTTCGACGCTCGACTATGTGGCGCCAATCAACAGGCCCTATCGGTGCCGTGTGGTGTTGCTGCGCGAGCGCGACGTGATGCCTGTTCGCGAGCAGTGGACCGCAGCAGATGGCAGCTACGACTTTCAGTATGTCGATGAGCTGCAGAGCTATTCAGTGCTTGCGTTCTATGCCGATCATGCGAAACGCGCCGTGGTTGCGGACGGCCTGACGCTTGCCAATGGCAAGGTGGAGCTGATGGCATGAACGTGCTTGCCATTAATGCCATGTTGGCCGGCCTCGTGAGCTATCTGGGTAGCGGCGCGCGGTTCATGGTCTACGGCGGTGTGCAGCCGGGAGAAGGTGGAGCGCCCACCACGTTGCTCGCCGCCGCCGTGCTTGCGCTTCCCGCGGGTGCTGTTGCGGATGGGAAGCTGACGCTTGCGCAGGCAGACACGGGCGGCGACTTGGCCGTGGCGACCGGGATTGCGACGTGGGGCCGTGTGGAGCTGTCGGACGGCACATGGGTGGCTGACTTCAGCATGAGCGGCCCATCGGGTTTGGGGCAGGTCAAGCTCGTGGTGCAGAACCCGCCCGAAGGCGATCCCGAGGCGAAGCTCTATCAGGGCGGAACCTTCTTCATCGGCGCGGTGGTCATCGGTGGTTGAAGACCTCATCTTCCGCAAGCTGCCGCTCGGCGGGCCGCCGAACGTCCTCGTCTTCGGCGAGCCCGAAGAGCAGAGCAGTGGGGCCGCCTATGCACTGGGTCGCATCGCGCTGCCGCTGTTCATGGCCGCAGGCGCGGCCATCGCCACGATGCCGCCACATGCGACGGCCGCAGGCGCTTTGCCGCTGCCGGCCTTCATGGTGCAAGGCGCTGCCCGATACACGAGCGCGGTGTCGCGCCCGCTTGTGGGCGCGGTCTCTTCAGGTTGGCAGGTTGCCGCTCAGATCGAGGGCGGCGCCGTGGCAAAGCACCAGGTGGCCGCACCGGCTCGAGTCGGCAGGGTCAGTTCGTGGCAATCGGCGGCGCCGCGTGCGACGGGGTTCTCCACGGTCTGGCAGGACGTGCGCCATGCGCGCGCCGCTGCGGCACTTCGCTATCAGGCTGCGCAAGAGCTGGAGCGCGCCACGGGCATGCGGCATCAAGAGGCGACCCGCGCACGCTCCACCGCTGCAGTGCGTTGGCAGGAAGCGCAGCGCCTGGCGCCGGCGCCTGTGGGCATTCGGTATCAGGAGGCCGAGCGCATGCGCAACGCGGTGCGCGCCCGGTGGCAGGAAGCGGCGAGCGCCCAAGCGCAGCACCGCGACCGCTTCGGCGCCGCCCTGCAGCTCGACGTGGGCCGCGTGTCGCGGTGGCAAGCGGCCATGTATCCGCTGCCGGGCCTCTCGGTCATCGTCCCGCCCGTGGTGGACCCTTGCTATGTCCCCTCGACCACGCTCGTTTTCAGCGAGCGCCAGCGCTACAGCACCACGCTGATTTTTGTTTGCGAGCGGCACCAGCCCTCGCCCGGCACCGGCGAAACCGTCGTGGTGCCCGTCTTGGAGGCCTACACCGTGCAGAACAGCATCACCCTCGTGCGCTTGGACAGCGGCGAGGAAATCGAGGCCTTGGCCTTTTCCATGAGCCTCGATGCCGACTCGTGGACCTGGCGCTGGAATGCCACGCTGCCGGGGTCGGCGTGGCCGGTCATCCGCCGCGGCATTCATGCGGCGCCGGTGGACATCCTCGCCACCGTCAACGGCGTGCCTTACCGGCTGAGCGCGACCAACTGCAACCGCGACCGGCGCTTTCCTTCCACGAAGGTGCAGGTGGAAGGCAAGGGCCGCGGCGCCATGCTCGATGCGCCGTATGCGCCCACGCTCAACCATGCTTCAGCCGCAACGCGCAGCGTCGAGCAGTTGCTCAACCTGGCGCTGACGTACAACGGCGTGAGCATCGGGTGGGGCGTGGACTTCGGCCTCATGGACTGGACCGTGCCCGGCGGGACGTGGGACTTTCAGGGGAGCTACATCGGCGCGGTGCTCGACATCGCCAGCGCGGCCGGCGCCATCGTGCAGCCGCACGCCACGGACGCGACGCTGCGCGTCATGCCGCGCTATCCGGCCGCGCCGTGGTACTGGAACACGCTCGCGCCGGATTTCGTCTTGCCCGCTGCTGCAATGTCCGTCGAGGGCATCCAGTTGCTGACGCGGCCGGACTACAACCGGGTTTTTGTGGCGGGCACCAACGGCGCCGGCGTGCTCGGACAGGTCACGCGCAGCGGCACCGCCGGCGACAGCGTGGCACCGATGCTCACGCATGCGCTGACGACCGATGTCAACGCCGTGGCGCAGCGCGGCCTCGCTGTGCTGTCCGACACGGGCGCACAGGCGAGCGTGAGCCTGAGCCTGCAGGTGCGCCCGGAAACCGGCGTGATCCTGCCCGGCGCGTTCGTGCAGTACGAGGACGGCGCCGAGACGCACCTCGGCCTTGTGCGGGCCACGTCGGTGAACTGGCAACGGCCCGTGCTGCGCCAGTCGATCACCCTCGAAACGCATGTGGAGGCATGAGCATGGCCTCGACCAACCTCTTCACCGCCTTCATCGAGCTGCTGCCGAGCTATCCGCTGCAGCTCGCAACCATCACCGCCATTGATGGCGAGGTCGCTCGGCTGGAGCTGCCCGGCGGCGGCGTGCTTACGGCCCGCGGCACCGGCGCGGTGGGCGATCAGGTCTTTGTGCGCGATGGCGTCATTGAAGGCCAGGCGCCGTCAATGCCGTTTGTCTCTGTGGAGATTTGACGATGCAATTCAGCCGTGCAAATTCAAACTGGGGTGATCTGCAGGCCCTCGGTCGGCACCATATCAGCACCCTGCCGCGCTACTGGATCACGCGGCTATATGTGGCACTGTCCTCGCTCACAAGCATCGCCGTGATCGCGTGGGAGCCCGAGGCGCTCACGCATCGGCTCATCACGCAAAGCGGCCCGCCCGGCTGGTGGCTGGTCGGATTCCTTGCAGTGGTGGCCGCCGTGGGCATCGTTGACGTGGTGGTGAACGACATGCTCCCCGATAGGTTCCACCTGCGCTGCGCGAAACGCTCACGCCACCTGATCTACGTCGCGCTCTCGATGGGCCTCATGTGCCTTACCTACGTCTTCATCGCCGGCGGTGGTGGCTGGTGGCGCGCGCTGGCGATGCCGTTCTGGATTGACGCCGTGTTCGCCGCTCTCGTTGCATTCCTCGACCTTTTTCAGCGCCACCGCCTACGCACATGATGAAAGAACTACACGACCGCATCGCCACTCAGCCGAGCCAGCAGCTCACGGCACCGAAGCTGCGCCGGATCATCTGGGGGCTGATCGCCGCGATTTGGTTGCCGCTGCTGGCGCTGCCCGCGTTTGCCGCTGCAGGGGAGGCCGGTCTCTCCGACCCGCTGAACATTCCGCCGGTGCTCATGGTGCTCGCGCTGGTCATCTCCAGCCTGGCCGGCGCCACGGCGCTACTGATGCGCATCGACCGCGAGCTTTCGGCCGCTCCTGACAAGCCGCTGCTGCGTCCCTGGCTGATGTGCGCGTCGCACATGGCTGGCGCCTGGCTGGCCGGCACGCTGGCCTTCATCGTTAGCCGGCAAGCGTCTTTCGAGGTCTGGACCACCTTGGGCTTCGTGCTCACGGCCAGCTTCGCAAATGCCAAGTTCATCGAAACCATGCTCGAGCGGTACATGCCCGGGCGTCCCAACGCAGGAGCACCACAGCCATGAGTAACCAATCTGCCTTTCTCGACATGCTTTCTATCTCTGAAGGCACCAGCACGAGCCCGGCCACAAGAAACCGAGGCTATGACGTGATCGTCACCGGCATCGACCGCTTGCCCGAGATTTTCAGCGACTACAGCACACATCCTTTCGCTCGCGGCCGTCGACCGAAGCAGATCAACGCCAAGGGCTTGTATTCGACTGCCTCAGGCCGCTATCAGCACATGCTCAAGGACTGGGCCCACTATCGCGATCTGTTGAAATTGCCTGACTTCGGCCCGCGGTCGCAAGACCTCTGGGCGCTGCAACTCATTCGCGAACGCGGCGCGTTGGCGCTTATCGATGCTGGCCGCTTCGATGAGGCAGTGGCGAGGGTGCGGAACCTGTGGGCGAGCCTGCCGGGCGCTGGGTACGGGCAGCCTGAGCACCGCATCGAGAAGCTGCGGGCGGCATATGAAAGCGCCGGCGGGGTGCTTTCGTGATGGGCCTCACCGCGGTGCCGACATGGGCGTGGATGCTGGTGCTCAGCTTGGCAGGCAATGGTTTGCTCGGCTGGGCGTGGCTCGACGCGCGCGACCGGGCGACAGCGACCATTATCGAGCGCGACGATGCTCGAGCCGACGCCACCGCCTGCAGTGACGCGACCGAGGCGCTGCGAGAGCTGGCCGACAAGCGAGCCATTGAGGCGCGGAGGGCGCAGGCCCTAGCGCGCGCGGCAGCCTCCGGGCATCAGCAGCGCGCGAACACGATCTTGTCGACGCCGGCGGCGGTGCCGGGCGACACCTGCGCGAGCGCGCAGGTGCGTATCGACGGATGGTTGAAGGGGAGGGCGCCGCAATGATCAGAGGGGCCTCTATGCGGCTTCTGCTGCTTCACGCTGCCTTCCTGGCCGGCTGCGGTGTGGCGCCGACGCATACCGTCAAGGTGCCTGTGCCCTTGGAATGCCGAGTGGCTATTCCAGTGCGGCCTGTTATGCCGACCGAGGCGCTCGAGTCTGGAGTTGATCCGGACCGATTCGTTGCTGCGGCCCAGGCAGAAATCGAGGTGCGCGAGGGCTACGAGGGTGAGTTGCGGACGACGCTCGAGCAGTGCGCGAGGCCAATGTGATCTGTAGCGTTGTTCTTTGAGCAGGCCGCTGTCTTGACATAAAAAAGGGCGGCCGAAGCCGCCCTCGTCAACTAGCGTGGTCGCTTACGCGGCGAGGCGCAGCCGCCGGCCATGAACCGCGCTGGTCTCCCACTCGTCCAGGAAGAACAGGGTGACGCGGTCGCCCAGATCGTTCCAGATCGGCTCATCCAGGTTGAGGTAGTGGTGATACATCCGCGCGCCTCCCGGCAGCGCTGAGAACGACGGCTTGCCCGTCATGGTGGACATTGCGAAAAAGTCGCCGGCGTTCAAATCGATGTCGGGGAGCCAGAACACATGCCGCAGCTTGTTCGAGATTTTCCCGTCGCCCGTGTAGGTCGTGTCGCTGACCATCACGAAGCGGGTGTTGATCGCGCGGTTTGCGCGGAACATCACCCATTCCTTGGATGCGCCGCCGATGGTTTCCGCGCTGACGACGGACATTGGAGGCAGGTTGCTTACTTCTTGCATACTTCGGTTCTTTCCGGCACAAAGGCCATAAGGTTTAGTCAAGACCACTTGCGAAACCGGAGAACCGACGTAAACTACAAGGCTAGACAGCAAAACAGTTCACTAGCTCTTCTTCTCGCAAATCCTGTGGTCGCCTGCGTTGGAGCGCAGACTTTCGCATTATGCGGGTTATCGCCCGTCCGACGCAAGCGTGGGACGGGTTTTTCTGTTTTTATTCACAGTGTTTCGCTGTTCGCTGTTAGCCCCTGTTGTGCTGTCGCATTTTTGCCACGCGAGAGGCTGGGCCATTCGCGGCGCGATGCTACTTGTCTACGGCCTGCTGTGGCTTTCCTCGCCGAATCCATGGAAAGCGGCGCTGTGCTCGTTGCGGCGGGGCTAGTCCTTGCGCCGTGGAGCTGATGGATTTCTTGAAGTCCTCACAAGCGCGCTCGAATGCGACTTGGTGAGCTTCGAAATCTTGATAACTCCGCCTGTTCACTTTCGGGTCAGAGAGGAATGGCGACAGGTTCTTTCTCGCGGCCTCCACGGGCGTATAGGCGACCTGTAGCAGGGGAAAGTAAATGTTGATCAGCATCATGTACTTCTGTGCTTCCCCGGGCGCCAACACGCCTTGGCTCTTGGTGAGGTCGAGCACGTCCTCATAGCGGAGCTGACCCCTGTAGCAGCGCAGATGGGTGAGGTAGATGGTTGAGAGCTGGATATGCCATTTTGCAAACAGGAAGAACAGTTCTTCAAGCTTTTGCAGCGTCAGTTCTCTTTCTTTCTGACGGCTCTGTGCTTCGATGTTGAGTTTTGCCAACCAGAGGTTGAACAAGCTGTTGGCCGAGACGCCGAGGAGTGTGGCGGTGGCCCCAATCGCCGCGCCGAGCAGCGGTCCAATCTCGATCAAATCGTTGATCTGCAAATCATCCTCCTGTTGCCTGTGCGAGCGGCGGGTCTTGGGCCGAGGTGCTTCGCGTAGGCGATGGTAATTCGACTCTGCGTGCGATCAATCTAGGCGGACCTCGAAATAGGCTTCGTCGGTGTCGCCGAGATCGCGGAAGCCGGCCGTCTTTGCGGCGTCATAGGCCTTGGCCCAGTCTGCGGCCAGGCCGATTTCATCTGCAGTGAGGTCCTCGGCGCTCGATTCGCTCGCGTTCTGAAATGCTTTGAATGCCTGTTCGGTGCGGTCGCCGAGCTTCTTCTCGAGTTCGCGCGTGAAGCGCTGTACCGACAGCTTTAGAACGTCGGGTGTGGAGTGCGGATAGTCGATGAGGTGGACAGCGTAGGTCATGGGTCGTGGGCGGGTGTGAAGCGCGATCAGCGCGGGTAGAAAAATGGCAGGTGGCCTGGCTCTTCGTCGTCGTCGGGATGAAAACCGGTTGAGCATGGAACGCGCATGCGGGCGAGTGCGGCGAGCGCCTGCTCGAGGTGAACCATGCACCACCAGGTCTGCACGCGTTCTTCGGCCTTGCTTTTCGTGGCGCGAAAGGAGTAGGTTTTGCCCTCGGCGAGAACGCCGCCGAATTTGATCTGCACCTTGGCAAATTGCAGCGGGGGCAGCAGATCGTCTTTCAGGTCGGGCCAGCGTAGAAGGCGGGCTTGCATGCTCGGCCCCCATCGTTCCTTCTCTGCCTTCCTGTATTCGAGCCATCCCGTAAAGCGAGGTCCGTTCTCGGCGGCGGCACGCGAAACCCACCACCCGTTAGAGCGTAGAAGCACCACCTCGCAAAACATTTTTAGCCCAATAAAACACTGTATGAACATACAGTTTTCCACGGGAACGACGGTCTGGCAAGTCGCATGGGGCGGTGCCCCTTGATGTTGGTATACTTCCCATCAACACCGCTGCAGCCCGCGCCGTTGTTGGCTCGACGCCACAGATTGTGATTCTGGTCGTCGTGGGTTCGAGTCCCATCAGCCACCCCAAAATATCTCCTTTGCGCTATTGCCAAATAGCATTTCAAAGGAACACACCGCCAGGCTTGTCCTGGCGTTGTCATTTCCGGCTCCGCTTCCGACAGTAAGCCGAAGACCTTTTTCCTCTTCTGATTCGCATATCTGCCACGCGTGCGGGTGGACTTTACGTTGCGAGTTGTTGCATTAAAGCAATGGATCGACGGTTTTTCCGCCGGTAGACGCGTGCGTGACAAATGTAAACTGAATTAAAATCCACCCGTTTTCAATTTCAGGAGTCCAACAATGGCTTCGACCCTCGCCGATATCAATTCCCAGATCAAGAAGCATGACGAGCAGATTGCGCAATTGCGCAAGCAGGCGGAAGACCTGCGTAACCAGGAACGCTCGGGCGTGATCGAGGAGTTGCGCAAGAAGATCGCCGAATACGGTTTGACCGCCACTGACCTGAAACTGACTGGCCGCGCCAGCGCAGTCAAGCGCAGTGCCGGCGCCGCTCCGGTCAAGGCTGCCGCCAAATACCGCGGCCCGACGGGCGAAACCTGGTCGGGTGGCCGTGGCCGCAAGCCGCGTTGGGTGACGGAAGCATTGGCTGCCGGCAAGTCGCTTTCCGATTACGAGATCAAGTAA